AAAATAAAAGAATTAAAAGAATTACAATCACAATTTGATAGAAAAAAAGGTGGACCAATTATTAAACGTAAAAGAGGAGGACTAATTAAACCTAGAGGTTATGGTGCTGCTCGATATAAAGGGAGAAAATAATGCAAATAAAAACATCAACATTAATAACAGGAGCTAACGCAAGAGTTATGAATAATTCTACTGGTCACGATACAAGTGCTAAACCTACTGGTCAAGGCTATGGTGCAGCAAGAAAAGGACCTGGAGTAAGAGGACCTATTGAAGCTCAAGTTAAAGAAGATTCTAAAGTTAAAGGAGAATAATTAATGGCTAAAAAGAAAGCATTAGAAGTTGTAATAAAACGTGGTCGTAAATCTAAAAGAGGTAGACCTAAAACTAAAAAAGAAGAAGTTAAAAAAATTAATAAGAAACAAGACCCTAATAAAATTAAAAAACTTCCTGGTGAAAGTGATGCAGCTTTTAAAAAAAGAAAAGCTTTAATTAATAAATTAAAAACAGAATCTATAAAAGATACAGCTAAAGATACAGGTATAAAATTACCTTCTACTAAAGATAGAACTTCAAGGTCTGACACAATTCCTCTTAAAAGAAAAGAACAATCTAAAGCATCTTTTAGAAGAAGAGTTTTACAAGGACTACAAGGTGTAACTAAAAAAGGTGAAAGTAAAGACATAGGTAAAGCAGGTTATCCTGTATCAGAAACTATGAGAGAGTTAGGTTATACTGGTAGTAGAAAAGCTAAAGTTGATTTAACTGATAAAGAATTAGAAGATTTAGGTTTTCAAATTAAAAAAGCAGGAGGTATGTTAAAATCAATACCTGCAGGAAATAAAGGATTACCTAATTTACCAACACCTGTTAGAAATAAAATGGGTTTTAAAAAGTATGGTGGTAAAATAAAAAGATTAGCTGTAGGTGGTGGAATTGCACTTAGAGGTCTAGGAGTTACAAGAAAAAAATAATGCCTAAAAAGAAAAAAATAAAAGGAACAGGCATGAAAGGCATGACGATTGGTAAGGGTGATAAAAGACCTACTAAGTCAGGTGCAGGATTAAGTGCTAAAGGTGTAGCTAAGTATAGAAGAAATAATCCTGGTAGTAAATTAAAAACTGCTGTAACAGAAAAAAAGCCTACAGGTAGTAGAGCTAAAAGAAGAAAGAGTTATTGTGCTAGGTCTGCAGGTCAAATGAAGAAGTTTCCTAAAGCAGCTAAAAATCCTAACTCAAGATTAAGACAAGCTAGAAAAAGATGGAGGTGCTAACTGTCATATTTAATAAGTAATATTCCCCACTTTAAATGTTGGGTACGTAAAGAATTTACACACAATCATTTAAAATATCATGGTGAATTTTTACATGGAATAGCATTTGCAGTTAATACAATACCAGATAGATGTTTATCTTTTCAAGTAATGTTTACTGGTATAGAAGAAGAAGATAATATACATGGTGGTGCAATGTGGGCAAGGATGCCAATCACAGCATTAGTAGCAGATGAAATACTAGATGAAGTACCAGAAAGAATGGATACACATTTAGCACAACCTTGGGATTGCTCATCAAGAACACATACTGTAGTGAAGCTTGATTTATTAACAGCAAGTCCTTGGATGTGTAAGATAGATAACGAATTTTATAAAGGTAAGTATATGTTTACAGTTGACTTTACAGATAGTGATATAAGTGATTGTCCTGCACAACATAAACAAAACCATGTAATACAATTAATTGATGCAGGTAAATGGACAGGTAATATAATAGCATTACCTAATAATAGAGTTAGAGCAACAAGTCCTGCTTTATGGGTAACAGGTGAAGGTGCACCAGACTTTAGACCAAGTCAACATACTCATGCAGCAGAAATACACGATAGTTATACAGACCCAGAAATAACTTTTAATAATTTATACAAGGAGACTAAAAATGGCAGGAGCAAAAACTAAATACATGGCTAAAGGTGGAGCAATGAAAACTAAGTACATGGCTAAAGGTGGAGCTATGAGTACTAAGTATATGTCTAAAGGTGGAGTAATTAAAAAGAAAATAGGTGGTAGATTAGCAGGTATGACTGCAAGAAGAAATGCAATGCGAGGAAAGTAATGGCAAAGCTTTGTCCAAAAGGTAAAGCAGCAGCAAAAAGAAAGTTTGATGTATATCCATCAGCTTATGCTAATATGTATGCATCAGCAGTATGTTCTGGTAAAGTAAAACCAGGAGGTAAAAAGAAAAAGAAAACTATTAAGAAAAAAACTGGTGGTGGCTTACGTAAATGGGTTGGGGAAAAATGGGTTGATATAGGAGCACCAAAGAAGAATGGGAAGTATCAACCATGTGGTAGAAAATCTACTACTAAAAGTAAAAGAAAATATCCTAAGTGTGTACCATTAGCAAAAGCACAACGTATGTCAAAGTCACAAAAAACATCAGCAGTAAAAAGAAAGAGAGCAAAAAAACAAGGAGTAGGTGGTAAACCTACAATGGTTAAAACATTTAAGAAAAAATAATTCGTTTAACTTGTAAGAGTTGGAAGTAAGTATTAACTGAAGAAACGCACTAACTTTAATTAGGAGGTGTGTTATGAATAATCAAATATTATTTACATTATTAAAAGAAAAAAAAGAATATAACATGGCAAGAACATTAAAAAAAGTAACTAAACAATTAAAAAAAGCTTCTAAGCTTCATGCAAATCAAGCTAAGATAGTTGCAAACTATGTGAAAAAAAATGAAAAAAAGAAAAGACCCAAAAGTAGGAACAGGAAAAAAGCCTAAAGGTTCTGGTCGTAGATTATATACAGACGAGAATCCTAAAGATACAGTTAGAATTAAATATGCAACTGTAGAAGATGCAAAGAAGACAATAGCTAAAGTTAAAAGAATTAATAAACCATATGCTAGAAAGATACAAATACTAACTGTATTAGAACAAAGAGCTAAAGTACAAAAGAAAAATGAACAAGCAAGATTAGCAAAAGCAGCTAAGCAACAACTAAAGGAAAAGCATAAAAAATATGGCTAGGTCAGGAACATATAATTTTAATCTAGATATAGATGAAGTAATTCAAGAAGCTACTGAAATGATAGGTGGTGAACAAACTTTAGGACATACTCCTCAATCAGCACGTAGGTCTATTAATTTATTATTAAATGATTGGCAAAATAGAGGTGTATTATTATGGTCAACATTTACTACAGCAGTAACAGTAGCAACAAGTGTTACCTCTTATGATTTAGATGATTCAGTAAATGATGCTTTAGTAATAACAGTTAAAGCTAGTATAGCAGCAACAGAAACACAATTAACAAGAATATCTTTTGAAGAGTATAATGTATTACCTAATAAGTCACAAACAGGTAGACCAACACAATATGCTATTAAAAGAAATGTAGATAAACCAACAGTATTTTTATATCCTGTACCTAATTCAAGTACAGAGATATTAACAATAGAAGGAATAAGACAATTACAAGATGTAAATAAATCTGCAGAACAAAATGCAGATATACCAAAAAGATTTTTACCTTGTTTAACATATGGACTTGCACATCAATTAGCACAAAAAAGACCTGGTGTACCTGATGCAAGAATAGCTATGTTAAAATTAAGTTATGAAGAAACATTTAAAAGAGCAATGGAAGAAGATAAGGAAAGAGCAAGTATTTATTTTAAACCTAAACTAGGATATATTTAATGTCTAAGACAGCTAGAAAAGCAAAAGCAATGTGTGATACATGTTCTTTTGTTTATGATAAAAAAGTAATGCGTTTAAATAGTTATGATATGTTAATATGTCCTCAATGTTTTGAAGGTAATTATGATTTAAAAAATCATCCACAAAATAAATCTGCTGATGTAAGAGATGATACAATAGTTCCTAATGCAAGACCTGATGTGTATGGTAGAAACATAACATGGGAAGCAGCTAATATTACATGGAATGATATTCCAGAACCAAATACTAGAACGTGGGGTAAAGTATGAGTGATTTAACAAACAGTTTAATTAATGCGACATATAAAAAATTAATACAAGTTAGTAGTTCTGGTAATGAAGGTATATCAGGTACATTAACAAACGTACAAACAGGAGATGGAACTAACACAGCTTTAAAATTAGCTACAAGTGCTGCTCAAGTAGATGGTACTTTATTTGTAGGACAAACATTTGGAGTATCAGGTGATGCTTCTGTAGCAGGTGGTTTAGCAGTAGCAAATAAAGTTTGTGCATCTGCATATTATGGTGATGGTTCTAATCTTACAGGCTTAGTATTTACTGGTGATGTCTCAGTATCTAGTCTTGTTGTTGGTGGTAATGTTACAATAGGTGGTACATTAAATGTAGCAGGTAATACAACTATTACAGGTAATGTAATGGTATCTGGTGGTGAAGTTGTAATTAAAAACACAGGCACACAATCTAATATAAAACTATATTGTGAATCTTCTAATGCTCACTATGCAGCTTTACAAGCTCCACCTCATAGTTCTTTTAGTGGCAATATAACAATAACACTTCCAACAAGTGCAGCAACATTAGTAGGAACATCTACTACAGATACATTAACAAATAAAACATTTGGTGATAAAGTAGATTTTAATAGTGATGTTTGTATTAGTGGTGATTCAGTTCTTGTAGGTAGTGCAACTATAGGTGGTACATTATCTGTAGGTGGTGCTGTTAATATGTTAAGTACAGCAACTGTATCAGGTACAGCAGGTTTCTTAGGAGCTGTTAGAGTTTCAGGTAATACATCTGTAGGTGGTACATTAGATGTTGGAGGTAATGTAAGTATAGGAGGTAACGTAACTGTAAAAGGTGACGTACATGTTAGCTCTAAAGTATGTGCTAGTGCTTTCTATGGTGATGGTACAAACATTACAGGTATACCTATCACAGGTAATATTTCTGTATCTAATGCTATAGTAGGAGGTACATTAAGTGTATCAGGTGCTACACATTTAAAAAGTACAGTATCTATAGCAGGAGCAGTTAATCTTGCAAGTACATTAACAGTAGCAAGTAATGCTTCAGTAGGAGGAACACTTTCTGTAGGAGGTGCAGTTAATTTATTA